TAGCGTAGCCAATCAAAACAAAAGCGTTGCCCTGTTCTCCCATAATGTCTATGGTTCTCATTATTTCTTGTGTCATAGTTTTTTTCTCCTCTGACTAAATTTATTTATTTATTCTAGGTTATATAAATTTTTATATAAGAAAAGTCGTTGTGCCTGTGTACATTTACACTCGCAATAATATTTAAGCGAGTGGCAAAAACCGAGTATCGGTGTACACTAAAAAAAATAAAAAAAACAAAAAAATAAAGGGGGTCGGTGTGTACACCTAACCCCCTTTATTTGATTCCCTTCCTACCTATTCATAGGTAGGAAAAGGCTCCTCTTTTGGAAAAGAGTCCTCAAATGTAATTGTGTACTCTCCTTTAGCACTCGCTTCAAATCTTGAAGGCTCTTGAATATCTCCATAAATTTCAATTTCTCTGTTCATTTGCTCATCACTTGGAACAAGATTTTTCATTTTTGAATTGCTGTAAAAAGGATGATTATTAAACCATTTTTGAACGCTCTCAATGGCTTCTTCTGGCACATGGAACGCTTTAACCAGTCTTAGATGATTAAACCACCAGCCACCCTCTTCAGCTCCTCCATATCTTTCGGACTTTTCCCAAATTGCCACCCATTTAAAACCATCTTCAAATTTGGTAAAAATCAAATTTTCCTCTTCATACTGTTCAACCTCATCGTAAAGGTCGTAAATTTTAGATTCTAATTTTTTATAATCCTTTTCGGCTTCTTCCTGTAATTTGGTTTTTTCATCAATTAATTTAAGGATAATTTTTGAATATTCTCCCATTAATTCTTTTTTAGTTAATAATTTCTTTTTCATGCTTTTTTCTCCTTCGCTGAAAAACTTTTTTTTCTGTTTCTGCTTTTAGCTTCATCAGTTTCAATAATTATTGAAAGACAGAAATTTCTTAAAAGGGTGGCAATGTGTACACACTACCACCCTTGAAGGTCTAAGCATCCCCCACCCATGAATTATAAATATCCTCAATAACCCAATCAGCAGTTACTAATTGCCCGAAGGTCTGCCGAATCCAGATATTTTCAAAATCTAAAATGTTTGAAATTACTGGTTCATTTCTTTTTCTTAACTCTTCAGCCATGAAAGGAGATACTGCGAATTTTTCAAATCCCCATTCTATATTTTCCATGTATTCAGAATCAATAATATTTAACATGTATTCTTGGGGGTCTTCCATCAATTCAACATGTTCATCGCTTAAAGACTCAATCCCTCTATTATTTAGAAAGTTAGCCTCTAGGCTCTCAAACTCTCTAAAATTTTCTTTTGATAATTCCATCGTTTCACCGGCTCCAAAATTATTGTAAATATTTAAAAATACTTCATCTTTTGCATCGGTGAATAATTCCATGCTTTCTTGTTCTAATACAACCTTGTTGAAGGTCTGCGTTACTCCATGAAAGCAATTATCAAACCAAAAAGAATTTATATCTTTTGGTAATTGAATTTTTTTATTGTTGGTAGTCATTTTTAATTCTCCTTTGAACTAAATTTTATTTTTCTGCTTTCGTTCTTTTGAACTCATCAGGGATAAAAAAATATTATCCGAGCAGTTAAGAGGGGGGAAATGTGTACACACACACCCCCCCATTGATTTAATATTGAGCATCATACAATTCGTATTGAATCCCATGAGCATCAAAAAGAGCCATTAAATCCGGCGTTTTGGTAATTGTGCTGTAAATTGTATGCACTTCATTCAAACCCTCAATGACGATTTTTTCTCTCTTCCTTGCATGAACTTTCGGCTGTCTGATTGGCACATCTGTAAAGGCTTTTTCAACTTCCTTCATGTTGTAATTTTTAGCCAACCAATCCCAAAATTCACTGGTTAATTCTCCTGTTTTGCAATGCTTTGAGGCTTTGCAATATTCGGTTTTAAGCATGAAATTCATGGCTAAAGATTGAAATTTTCTGTTATGATTTCCACTTTTTGAAGTGTCTGAAATTGCCAGATAATCGGCAACCATATGAACCCCCTCATGAATTAATGTAGGTAATCCTTCGGTTTTCCAATTATGTTTTTGAAGTGTTCTCTCTTTGATTTGAATCACTCTATATTGTGGGGAGTAATGACCCAAAATATTTTTATATCCTCTCTTGTGCCTTTCGCTTGTCATTGGCTGAACTTCTAAATTGAAGCCATAAAAAATTTCTTTAATTCTATTTTGATTTAAGAAATTATGGTCATAAAAAATAGAGTTATCATTTCCATTTTTCTTACCTGATAAAATTTTAAAACCAGTTGAGCCATAACCCTCTTCTTTTTCCTTCATTTCTAAAGTATCAATTTGAACTTTTTTATCTTCAAATTCCTCACCTACTGAATCAATTAATGTGTTATCAACGATTCTTTCACTTGCTTCAAGGTATAGAATCAAATCCCATAAAATATTTCGCATCATCTCATTTCGCTTGATGTGTTTATCTTGTGAATTTGAACCTAATTCTTCAAGGTTCTTGATAGTTGTTTTATTTTTTATTTTGCTAGTCATTTTTTTATCTCCTTCACTAACTAACTTTATATATAAAATTATATATGAATTTATTAACTATTCAATACTTTTTTATATTTATTTTTTCAAAACTTTTAAAGAATATTTAAAACTATTTAAAAGTAATAATTTAAACTTGTTCCATATATGGCTTTTAAGGTGTCTATAACGTCATTATAAAGGCGTTTAATATTTATTCTGTATTAAAATATTAATGTGTACACTAAAACCCTTTAAAACTAATATCTATAAAAGGTTATTTAATACATAAGATTTTATATAAAAAAATGTTTATGTGTGTACACTCATAAAATACCACCGATACACATGCAACATTATATATACGACCTATGTAGTAGTTAGAGCGTTGAAATATATTTTTGACCACATATGTAAAATACAGCGTGGCACTTTTATACACCCCCTTTAGGGGGGTGTAAAATGCCATGCAATACATGGGGTAGAGATTATTAAGAGAAGGGGTGTATAATATTCTGCATGGCAAAACAAAAAGGCTACGCATACATAGAAGAAAAGGTTCTCCAAGCAATACCTTGTTGGAATGAATGGACTAGACAACTAAGAAGAATATATTTATCGTTACCGGCATTTGGTTCATCAGATTTTGCGATACAGGAAATATGCGAAGAGCTAGGATTTAATTACGAGAGTGTGCAGAAAAAAATAATTACAACTCCGAGTTTTTCTAAATATCTAAAGATGTACAGAAAAGACAATGCCTACCCTATTGTTACTCAAAGAGAGGATGGCAAATATACATATCGGATAAAACACGAAGATTTAAAACAAGTGTATGGTCAGTACGCAGATATAATTAATTATTTCCACATGGAAGATTTAAAGGCACAGGGCAAAGGTAGTGAGTTCTCAATGAGAGTTATTGACCAAAGAAAACTTGTAGAAATGAACGCACCAGATGTTGAAGAAAAAGACCCGGATGCAAAAGTAGAGGTTAAGTTATTTGATACAGCATAATTTTTATCCATGGCAAAAGAACATGGTAGATTCGGATGCCAAAATAAAATGGGTACAGGCTGGAAGGCGTGCAGGAAAAACAAGAAGTTCTTTGATGGAAGCCATGAATGTTATACAGAAAGCAGCCACAACTCCTGTAACTCTTGGTGATTCAGAAAAAAAACTTACTGCTAAAAAAGCAAACCTTGTGCCAGAGATTCATGTATGGACTGTTGCACCAACCAGAGCACAGATGTTGCAGGTATGGAATGAAATGCAAACATTTATTCCAGAAGAGTATGTCAGAAAGACCAGAAGAAAAGGACAAGCCGGAGGTCGTGGTGGTGGATTTAAACAAGATGATTTGCATGTATGGCTAGATTTAAAAAATACTTCTGGCACAACAGAGGGTCTTTACAGAACAGAGGTGTTCTGGGAGTTGAAGTCAGCAGACAATCCAGAATCATTGCAGACTGTGGGTCTTGATTTTTTACACATGGCTGAAGCACAGGATATAAAAGAAGGTGCATG